ACTCTAAATTTATCTGTATAAGTTGTATCTGTAGGTGAGGACAGTGAAATATTACCGTCCCATAGGACTTCAGACCTAATCTCAAATACATCGTTACCTGCTCCTGTTGGTTCTTTCCATGAAAGAATAATATATGGATTATTAAAAGGTATAAAATTCGAAAGAATTTGATCCATATCGTCCATATACCTTGTTAGTATGGACATACTAACACTAATATTAATAGGAACGGGCATTCTCACCGTTCTACTATCTTTCTCATTAACAAAATTATGTATGTTATTAAGCTTATTAAAGACTCTCTCATTATCTCGAGATATGCTTGTAACATTAACTGCTACAACGGGTAAAGTTAAGTTCTGCGCTTTATTAACTATATCGTACATTACTCGCTGCTTAGGTGCGAGTACATATCTAACCTCTATTACCTCTCCAGGCTCCCTATCCTTATTATACCGTTTAATAGTAGTCTCGTCAAACGCAGCTACAAATTGGGTTAATAAGTTCTTTATTTCAAAGAAATATGTATAGTCTTTCATATTCTACCTGTGTAGAATACTTAATCAAACAAATCTATCTAAAAAGTACTTGGGTAGTTTATTCTTGTTATTTATAACACTCTCGATAATAGCGCCATCTAAGATATAGGTAATGCAATGATCCTTCTTAGACCTTACAGCTCTACCACACGACTGAATCAAAGAGCTTAACATTTTATTTACATACCAATCAGGATCAATTTTCATTATCTTCTTGATACGATTATCATTCATAGGCAGATATGGAGCCTTAATGATAATCTGAAATCGAGCTAGATCATCTTTGAGATCAACCCCATAGCCCATTGAAGGCGATACCAAAACGGTTGGATCTGACGATTCATAATGATGTTGTAGGATATCTTCATTGTTAACTCCAGGTTCTCTGAATAAGAATCTTTTTTCATTGATATTTTTATTTAAGTAGTTAGTAATGGTGTTCGTGTGAGTATGTATTAAGCCTTTTTCATTTTTATGAAAGTTACATATATCCATTATCTGCTTCTTAATCTTAGGCAGATTCTGATTAAGATTACTATAGCTTAACTTAACCTTAGTCTGGACATAGATAGGTGCATTACTAGGATCGAAAGAAGACTCTACTTCAACGTACTTATAATGATCAATACCTAAGGATTTACAGTAATTCTTATGATCGATAATAGTAGCAGACATAAGAACTATCTTTTCACCAAAGTTAAACAAAAACCTTGATAGTTTATTTACCTTGAGAGGTACAAAGGTTACTGACTTAAAGTCAGTCTCAAAAATATACTCGCAATCGTTCCAGGTCTCTTCTAGAATAACAAGCTTAGTTTGCAAAGCTCTCAACACGAGCATCTCAGCCTTACGAGCATCAATAAAGTTCTTACTAAGAGTTTTTGTACCTTTTGACCCTTTAGTTATAATATCCTTTACTTCTTCAATACGTTCGCTAATTCTTACTGACATTAGACTCACCCACTTCAATGCTTTGCTATAGTTAGAGCTATCAAACGGTGAGATATTAATTTCGCTCTTCTTGAGAGTATCGAAGTTAACAGTACACGAGAACTGCTTTACTAACTGATCCTCCAACTCAGATGCCTCATCACATACAAGATACTCACGCTTTTTAACATGATTAGGTAGCGAGAAGAACATATTATAGTTCAACGTTGCAAAGCTAGAGATTAGTGCTTGGTTTCTAGCGTTATAGTAAGGACACTTATTCTTTGACCAGCAGTCTTCTTTAATAGACTTTAGTAAGGTACAAGGAGCCATATCTACATTATAGCTATCATCAATTGCACATTGATAGTTAGACTTACCTTTCAATACTGAAGTATCCTCAAACATACTCTTGTATTGATCTTGTAGAGTCTTAGTAATGGTTAAGGCAAATGCACCGAATGCAGGCTGATCCTCACACTCTTCAGCACTTGCATAACTCCCTCCATAGTTATGCTTAAAGGCATCGTAGCTAGTAACAAGATTTACAAATTCTTTAGACGGCTCTCTAGAACTATTACTAATAGTCTTAGAGATAAATGACTTACCCGAACCAGTCGGAGCACAGCATACTACAAATTTATAACCATCGTTAAATGCCTCTTCTATTTTATTTAGTAACTTAACCTGCGCAGAATTAGGAGTATACGGAGCTGGGAAGCTCTGTAATAAGCTTTGTGACATAATAATTATTATAATCTAGTTCGTTACAATACAGTTATATCTACCACTGTATCGTAGAACTTACTAACATTTTTCTTACTCAGAAATTTTAACTTACACTTAAGATCCTTATTACTTCCACAGAATGTATCCATGTTGTAATCGAGTGATGTCATCTTATCTACTTGAGATATACTAAATGGATAAGGCAGCTCAAGTAGTCTAATATGACCTTTATTATTTTCAATAAACAGCTTTATGTAAAACTGCTTTATAGCGAAGTTTTTAATTTTACCAGTTCTAATAACTTTATTATTAATTTTAATGGTAACTTCTCTTAGAAGGAGATATTTAAAACATTCGCTATATTGATCTAATTTCATGAATTCATAAACGCTGCTTTTTGATCTGCAGTCATATTATATAGATTGTCGTTAAAGAATTGCCAGAATGTTTCGTCAGCTGGAATCTGCTGAATTAGCTCACACTCTAGCATACTAATAGCTCGGTAATCCTGCATAAACACATCCCACACTACTAGGATGTTATCCGATGATTCATTAACTTTTTTAGGTTTAGTTGGAGCTCTATAGTTTAACGATACTTTACCGTTTGTTGAGGTAAGTAAATCGTAGCTCTTTGTGCACCACATTCTACGTGTAAGTGCTTTACCGGCTACAGGAATTTTACGTAGAAACCTGAGTTCACATACGTTCGATAATAAAATATTATCAAGAGATTGTCTTTGTACTTTCATTTTTTTCTTTACAGATACCAAAAATTCTACTTTCGTTTAAAAATATGCCTTTCTTAATTTTACCATGACCTTCGATGTCCATATTTGAAACAGTGACACCTAGATTATTTGGAAAGACTACAATATCACCTTTTTTAGCGTGCTTGACGTTAGGTCCGGTGAGAATAACCCGAGCCTTTCTCCAGGCTTTTGTAAGAGCGTTTGTTGGTACAAAGAGGCCGTTACGAGTAATGCTATCACCGTCGGAAGAAATATCTACATATTCGACGAGCATAATATCGTCTAAGATAAAAGTTAGCTCGTAGTCATCGAGGCCGAAATCTCCTGCAGAATGAGATGATAAGTCAATAAGACTGCGAGTAGTAGGTAGTAGGTCAATGTCTAGAGGCATAATGCTTATTTACATAATAGTTTAAGAAGGCCATGCTATGTTTCATAATGTTCGTGCTTTAAGGTTATTATATATTTCTATGTTTTGTTTAATCTCTCTTATCGAGATGTTTAAGTTTGATGCAATTAGTGACAGATGCTCTATTTCTTTTTCTGGACTATCTTTAACTTTCTTTACATACGGTATCTTTTTAAAATGCATTTTCGGAATTAAGTTATAGTACATACTATATATCTGCATTTTATCATCTAGTACATTTGAGTACTTGTTAAGAGTCTCGTTAACAAATAGTGTCTGCGCTTTACTATAAAAGGATAACCATCGATTAATCATAAAAGGTATGAACAATTGCATGCCTTCACTATTACGACAGTCGACCGTCTTTATCTTAAAGAATAACTCTTTAAATAGGTCGAATATATTCATACAATTACTTTACTAGCAGCGATACAAATATCTTTAATTTCATTATTAAAGATATTACATACAGTCTCCATAAGGATCTTTGCTTCACCGTCAGTAAGATTAGTAGAGAAAGCGAATCCAGGAGCCTTGTTACCTGCCTTAATATTAATACCGGTATGTCCGATAGCTACATTATTCTTAGAGTAGGTTATAGATACACTAGCTTTACCTTGATCACGTTCTACTCGATCTGATCCAGTAAACGTTTCATCTACCATAAGATCATCACCATCCACACCAATCTTAAGACCGGTAAGCTTAGATAAGGTAAATGCAATATTTACATTGAACCAGCGCTGGAATGCGACAGCACCGAGCGGGCACAAGTTAGGAATCTCCCAGCAGAAGTTAATAGCATCATCACTAAAGATATAGTCTTTACTAAGAGAGTCTTCTAGGTCAATGAGACCATCAATAACATACATCGGAGCTCTAAAAGCAATAATACTACCGATAGGATTGATATCTTTCTTAAAGTATTGATAAGCGAAACGAGTGTGAATTAATGAACCTGAGTACACGGGAATATCTACGATCATACTATTATTATAATATAGTTCGTTATAAAGTCTATAAGTAAACAGAAGAATTTATAACTAATTAAATAGATATAATTTCAAA